TCGACACTAATGTCGGAACCCGCGATGGACTAAATGCAGGACTCGTAATGAACTTCGTCAAGAGGGCGCTAAGCCAGATTACTGACGAAAGAGGTAACCCATTAAACTTAGATGAAACTTTTTAGTTTCGTCTTACTAGATAAATATGACTTTGAAAAGAACTTTTGAAAACATAACAGGCATGTGGAAAAGACGCAAGACCGTAAGTGGGACAACAGAAACCCACTTTTACGGACAGATTAGGGAAACTATAACCCTTAACAAAGGCGATAAAGTCCACATGTATGAAACCAGAGCCAAAGACCGAACTGCAAAATCACCGCAGTATCATCTTAAGGTTCTACGCGCAGAAGACGAATCTTGATTCGTGGCCTGCTACTAGATGAACAATAGAGAAAATATTGAACAAATGCTCGCACGCAATGAATTAGACTTCATAACCTCTGACGAGGCTCTGAGTCTTATAAAAAACAATAAGTGCGGCAAAATCACTGTGACAAGTGGCGGTATAACTACCACTCCATTTGACACAATAGAGTTACTATTTTTGACAGAGTCCCTAAGTTTCAACCGAAGTCTGGTAGGCTACGCAGCAGATTTACGGACATTTACCCCAATGTATCAAGACTTTTTTGTTTTAACTAACAGCCGTCAATACGCACGAGCAAGAAGTAATAACATGGGTATTGATGGCTATTGTACACTTGGTGCTGGTATTTATTACCAGCGAACTAATTATACAATAAATGAAGACGAAGAATACTTCTATATCACGACGAAATTCGACATCTACACTAACACAGTGTTAGATACTATTAGGAATTTTTATAATGACGGATATTCTGAGGCATGTTTACTTTTACCTACGACTCCTCGATTTTTAGAGGAGGACAGCGAATGGTCCAATTTCCGCAACTCTTTAGTAGAAGAGCAGGCTGTGACCTCGTCGCAAAGGAACAGAACTGGAATTACGAACGATTACCGCAACCATAACCGACTTAGGCAATGGCTGCATGAAAACCGTTTTCCAAGAATTCGTGCCCACGCCACAGATACCAATCGTGACACCATAGTTAGAACCGAAGACGGTCTTACTACTTGTGTCGCAATTAAAAAGTTCAAATATACTGCACCCACACAGGTGATACTAAACCAGAATCCGATCCGCTCAACAGGGTGGGTAGACTTTGGTTCGATGAGAACATTTGAAATACGTCAAGGTTTTTTTAATGACCGAAACACCAAAAGTAAAATCGGTCAACAAACTTTGTACAGCAAAACAGTAACTACAAACACTTTTTCAAAAAGAAAAAATAACAAAATGTTTAACGGCATTTTTGACGAAAGTGGAAGATACACTATAGCCAATATAGTCTGCACCGATACTGGTGTTGATGACGAAGAATTACTTCGCTTGCTGAAAAGTAAGGTGGCTACTAATATCTACCCCGAAACTAATAAGAAAGTATTGCTAAATGCAAATGCTTTCTTGAAAACATATACTGATGGCCCCCTTGAGGAGCATATTCTAAAACTGCCGGGTATCATAGGCTCTGAACTCTTTTTATGGAGAGAAGGAGACTTTGATGGTACTCAGGCTGGTTCAACCTTAACCGACTATGGTCAAATTGAAGACGGCGTGTATAAAATACGCTTGTCTCACAGTTCGACTCTGCGTCGCGACAAAAAGATTGCAAAAATGAATAACGGTATCTATCGAGTCTGTATAGACTCGGATATGGATATCATTCAATATGTAGATACAGTTTCCAACGCTTTGGCCGAAATAACGGTTGAGGCAAATAGGGGAAGACTGACTATGGATTCTGGTGCTTCGCAAACTCTGCGAGTCTCTAGAAGAAATAGAACGTTATCTACCACTGACAGCACAAGCGAACCACCTACTAAAAAAATCGGTGTTCGTCGAAGTGCTAGAAAGATTTTTGGAGACTTTCTTAGAAAAGGAAGTCTTGAGGAAGAGTGATTGGCGAAAGCCATACTAGATGAAATACAATTGCAAAATATGCGATTTAGAATTTACAACAGAGGCTGCAGAAAAACTGCATAACTCTGTTTTTCACAAAAAAGAAATCAAAACAAAGACACCGAAAAAACCGCCAAAGAAGGATAAACTCCTAGCAACTGATGGTAGGAAAGGATACCTTTCTGGTGACGGTCGACATGTTGCAGCGTTCCTGCCCGATGGCAAGTCTACTAAATATAAAGACTACATCAAAGGAATGCGAAATGATTTCCCTGACTTCAAAGTTGGCGACAAACTCGCTGCCAAAGAGGTTAGAAATTTGTTTAAGCACGATATCTATAATACAAAGGATATCAAAGGTGCTAAACTGGAAGTTAAAAGAATTGTCAAGAATAAGAATGGTATTAGAAGATACCATTTGGAGAACAGCAAAGTACGATTGACGTGGTCCGAAGGGGTCGCTTTCAAGAGTCATGCTGAACGAAAAATGCGTGACAAACATATTATACTTCCAATTAATTTGTTTCATAAAAAGTGAAACTACTAGTATGACGTAATGTCAAAAAACACAAACGACGCGCACAACCCGAACAAGAAAGAAATTGGCCGCAAGAAAAAGCGACTGATTGAGGCTAGAAAAAAAGGCTGGTATTACAACCGCCATAATAAAACTGGCTGAGACTAACTACAATTGGGGGATACGCAAAGCCAAGTAGGGTAGAATATCTACTTGTGCTCCTAGATGAGTTCGGAAGATAACCCCATGCGGGCCTTCCCATTAAGTAAGAACAATGATATCAAAGTTTTGAGTGTGGTTAGAATATAGCCACATTCATCAGATGAGTAAAATCGAAGATGACGTATGTCAACAAATACAAGACCGTGCCAAAGTGGGGCTAAACAAATATGGAACCACTATGGAGCGTACTGACCTTTCTACAATAGAATGGTTGGAACACGCCAAACAAGAAGCAATGGATCTTGTCATATACTTAGAGCGTATCATACAAGATATGCGTAAGAAGGAAGAATGAATCTTCCTTTACTAGATGGAAATCATAATAAAAATGGAAGCAGAAGATGCTTTAAAATTATTGACTGGAAATATGCCGAGTATAGAACCTGTTGAAAAACTAGTTCCTATAGAACTAAAAGAACCTTTGACCCCATCGGTTCGGAAAAGTCCTGTAGGAAAAGTAAAACAAGTTCCTTGGTCTAAAGAAGAAAAAGCATGGCTTAAGAAACAATCTAAGCCGTGTAAGGCAAACGGTCATCATCAAAAGACTTTGAAAAGTCTTTTTGGAAGACACCGCACAATCAAATCGATTGACGGCTGTTGGAGAAGAATCCAACGAAATAATTGAGTCAAAACATAGTAAGTTTAATTACTAACTAGGTTTACTCGATTTACTAGATGACACAGATGCCAAGGCAAAGTGAGACTTCGACACAAAGTGTGTCAGAAGAAATACAACGACTGGCGAACAGCATATATGAGCACCACAATTACAAGTCTCTTTCGGGAGAAGAAAAGTGGATGCCCGCAGATGTTGCATTTGATTTAGCAAGAAAATTGTTGAAAGAAAAAAATGCCCGCCTGTCTACTAGATGAGTAATATAAACGAAAATCACGGATACGCAGTTGAAGGAAAATTAATGGAATCGACAAAGGGCTATTTGGTCCTATGGTCGATTAATGCAGGTACTATGAGGTATGCCGACTTGGTCGCTGTTGCTAAAAGCAACAATTTGAGCCAAGGCAAGATACCAAAACTACGTACTGCAAAGAATGCTTTTGCAAAAGCAAAAGACGCTATACAGAACTCGTCACTACCAGTACTTCTAGAACTAGAAGGATGGGATGGTGCCGTTAAGCAAAGTGTAGATGTAAAACATCTGATGAGAGGAAATGAATACCAAATCTCGATTCGTCGAGAAGGTAGGATGAATGGAAAGTTACACAAGGAAAGTACACCGGTCTTTAGACTGGAGTTCTCTCCTCCAGATACTTTCGATCACGTAGCATGGGTACAAAACTACATGCGCTCTTTTTGGGATGAAGCATACATCAAACAAATTGAAGATGGTGAGGTCGAAAGACCTGTGCCAAGTCAAACACTTTGTTGCATACGTATAGAAGGTTATTGGAACGAGACAGAAATCAATATTGATTTAATGTCTCAAGTACAAAGACAGATATCAGAAGCGTTTCAAAATACTATTGTTAGTATTGACGAAACTCTTCTAAGACAACATATCAAAGACACATTAGTTTCCCTACGCGGAGTAAACTTCCTTGCAGGCAAGGGAGTATCATATGTGCCAACAAAAGTCAATGGTGTAGATACGTCTACATCTCTTGACTCTGTGGCTAATATAATTGCCTCTTTTGCTAGAGGTTACGAAGCAAGCGTAAACAATGAAAACTACTATGGCGAAGATGGCAACCCTGTCAATCGCTATGGTACAAAGAGTAATTTTAGATACCTAGGATACTTGGACGGAGAAAGAGAGATGCAATACATCCGAGAGGATTTAGGCTCTGACCTTTCAAAAGAAATCACTGAATTCCATGCAGAAGTTACCAAACTTGCTGGAGCCTTTGATACCGAAAAAGTAGAACAATTCGAAGCACGCATTTCCAAATTGCGTGTTAAGAAATCTAACATTACTAAAAGGCTAGCAAGTGCTGAAGAATTACTTGGTGGAAATATTCCTGTCAAAAGGAAAATGTACGCCGATGTAAACAACAGACTTCGCGGTCGAATAGCAAATATTCCTATGGCCAATGATGCAGTTACTGCTTCATTAGTTGACCTTACGAATTTTGATAATTGAGGCTAACACCTCTTACTAGAAAGTAAATACAACTGATGCCCTTTTGGGCAAATGACGTATCGCCGAAAATTAAGCAAACGAGTTTGCTTATCGGCTCATCCTACGGACAAGTCCCTCCACTTTGAAAAGTAGAGAGATTACCCTAACATCCCTATCACCTTGCGGCTCCGCTGCGGTGACAACGGGACCTGCATTTCCTTGGCGGCTCCGCCTCGGAAATTTGGTCAGTAAAGTTGGAACCTGCCTACGCACGGCAGTTCCATTCTTCACTGATGTAACGGGCCACCTACACTGAACTAACTAAAAGCAAGTTAGTTCACTGTGGCTAATCCTACGGAGAAACTATCAGGTGCCCTACGGGGACCTGACACTATGAGCCTATTTACCGACACTTGCTAGTTGGTTGCACCTCCTACGGAGGTTTAACAAGCCCTACGGGTCAACTACCCTGCGTGTCTTCGGCTCCTCGGAACTACTACGGCACGAACGAAAGTTCATACCTTGAGCCACGGACCTATCCTGAGAGAATCTCAGGTGCTTAAAATATTCTGATATTTTAGCCGGTCCTGCGAGTACATGACACCCTTGACCCCCTATGGGAGTTCCTAGTGTCATTTACCCTCGCGGCTGGCTCCAACCGGTTAAATCCGCCAGTTCCTCGGAAAAATAGTTTTACTTTCACTAGAGCCTCGAAAGAGGAGAGTTGATTGACATGATTGAAGAAAGAAACGAAATAGTTGAAACAGCAGTTATTGATGTAGCACCCGTTACACCAATTGCTGAGCAACCAAAGAAAACAAAACCAGTTCCGATCACGAATGATATATTCATTCGTGTATGGAACGAATCTGAATATGTCACTGATGCAGCAGAAGTAATGGGTATGAACCCAGCGTCTGCTAGAGCAAGGGCTGCGAAGTTGAGGACTATATTTGCGAAAGCAGGTGTAGAACTAAACTTGAAAAAGCACCCTAAAGCACCAAGAAAGCAAAAGAAATCTTTGGTCAATGACCTAGATGAACTTGAGCGACTTGCTGCAATCGCCAATGCGTCAATGCAAACAGAAACAGCAACACAAAGTGCACCGTCAGAGCAATCTGAATGATACACTTGTGTTCTACTAGAGAGAACTAAAACACCGATGCTGAACAAGCACATGACGTAAATTAGAAACTATAAGACACGCATTAGCACGGAAGTCAAACTGATTTTCTGCTAAATCTAAATCTGCTGGTTACCCAAACAAGTAACCACGAATGAAATAAATCCACTCGTTGATTTCATGGGGCAGTTGCCCCTCTCGAAATCTTACTTGACCGGGATAACCAGCACAATTAGAATAAAGAATTCACATCCGTGAATTAAACTACCACCACATTAGAACGGTAGTCTGCCTTAGAATTAATTTCTACCTACCCACAACTGGAAACGTTCCGCGTGGCATAAACATCCACCTTTACAAAAGTAAAGGCCATACAATACTGTACCACCAACAGTGAGGTAAAATCCTCACAACATTGGTTGGATGTTGAAACCACAGCGTCCGAGTTCCCTTGTGGAACCATAGAAATCAATAAAAGTTAAACACTAAAACTAGGCAGCAATAAACTGCTAAAGTAAAGCGGCTTATATAAGCCCAATAGTAAAACTTGAAACTCTAAAAACATAGACCTCTCACTAGATAGACCACCATATTTTATATTCATCACCATGAAAAAATAATGGTTTATCTGACGTTCGGGAAAGACCGATAATAGATGAACACAAACTAAACCACTACAACAACTCAATGCCGATTTCCTGAAAAAAGATTGGACGTATGAAAAATGACGCTTTTAATTTATGGACGCATGAATTAAAAATGAAAGTATATTTGTTGGAAAAGGTCAAGGGGTGAAACCCGGCCCTGTGGTCCTAGTTTTTGTCTGACACCATGAAAGAATGGAACAACATTTGCGCCTCAAATAGATGGATGCAATATGTTGTATAACAAAACGGCGCAAAAGGCTATATGGAATGTATAGTTTTATGTGCTTAAAGAGGGGGTGAAATATCCCCTTCACTAGATGAATAACAAATGGAAGACAGAAGAGACGCGTTGTATCCATAAAGACCCACGGGACTTTAGCCGATGCAAAATTAAAGACGTTAAACCTGGAGAATACTTATGTGAACACCATAAGTACGATCTCGCATCATTTGTAAATGACCAAACAGCCTGTATTGATATTATGGCTGAAAGGTTTCCAAAAAGACATCATCCTGCCTGCGACCGCAAAGGAGAAAATGACTGTGAATGTCATGACTACTCTAGAGGCGCAAGTATGATGATTACCATGAAGGCTGCTTTCAAAGAAAGCAAACTTCAGAGTAAACTATACCAAAAGCACTTGAAAGTGACGATGGCTGACAAAGTCCGTCGAATCAAGAACTACTATAGGAATATAACAGAGGATGATATATATCTACCTCCCTATAGTAATTTTAGACAGTATAGGTTTTTTATATGGGAACCAAAAAGTCAGAGAATCGTTGTCAAAGTATTGAAAGATAATGTAAAGACAAAGAAAACTCTGTTAAGTCATCTACGAAGACTGGCACCTATACATGTGTATTACACAACAGGTCAATGGCTGAATCCGCAAGGAATTGGTCCTGACCCTGAATCACGTAAAGGTTTAGCCAAGATGCGAAAGAAAGGATGGTGCAGCCCTAGTAACAAAGTTACTTTGAAGCGATACCATAACACCATGTTGAAACGAGATTTATATTTTGATATAGATTACGACAACAAAGACTATCATCAAGGAATACAGATGGCTAGCGAACTCATTACTGCAATTGGAAAACACATTCATTGCTACGAGTTCAAAAACATCAAACAACAAATCGTATTTAGTGGAGGCAAAGGCTTTCACTTGATAGTAAACGGATACTATGACGAAGCATTTGCTAGTCCTAGTAAAAGTTACTTATTTAAAGTACTAAGAAGAGAGAAGATAAAACAAGGTCAAGAAAAAGAGACCTTACTACGTTACTCTTGCAACCACGAAGACAAGAATGCAGATATTGAGAGACACTACAAATCTGTGGTGAACATCTTACAGCATGAAACGAATCTGTTGCTAGACTGGATGGTTACTTACGATAACCGTAGAATCATACGATTGCCTGGAAGCGTGCATGGAAAGTCCATGCGTGTTTGTAAGGAAATTAATTTTAGTGACGATAACGTTATTAAAAATCGTGCTGGAAGACCCGTTGGGTACATTCCAGCAGACCCCATTCCTTGAGGTTACTAGATGACAAATCAAATTGAATTTTATGTTGATGGCTCAGCCATCAATAATGAGAACCCAAATGTACGAACTCTTGGAGGTATAGGTGTTTACAGACGCACTAACTCCGAGAACGGCTTCAAATTAGGAACTGTTTTTGCTTCTAAACCACCAGATCATGGTTATGCAATAAATGTTAATGCCAACGGCATAGCGTTAATGCAGACTCCGGTCGTGAGAAACACAAACCCATTAGACTTGGGAAAAGTAACAAACAATACTACCGAACTGGCTGCAATATACTATGCGCTCCAAATAATAATAACACGGGGCAATCAATATGATAATTGCATAATATACGGAGACTCGCAATATGCGGGTAACTTAGTATTTGGGAACTGGAAAGCAAAACAGAACAAGGAACTAGTTGCCAAGGTTAAAGCCCTAGCAAAAACAGTTCCTAATGTCACATGGGAATATGTAAAAGCACACGATGGCAATGTCTACAATGAATATGCAGACTACCTTGCCAAATCTGGTGCATACAATCAAACCCCACTTCCATTTGAAGAATGGAAAGAAACGGAATTTTAATTCCTACTAGATAGACGCTCGGACTCAACTTTTTGTTAAGGTTTTTTATATGTTCCCTGTTCAGACAAATGACAGAGACACATAGTCCGTTTATCAACCCGCTACTACTCCGAGTGGTAGCAGTGACCCTCCGTCACAATAGTACTGCCTGGTCGAGAGGTGGTACAACTAGATGAGTACTAAGAGAACAAATCAAAAAACAGAAATGATACCGAACGTCTTTGTGCCAAACACAAAAACGTTCGATGCTGCAAAGATGATGGGCACCCAATATGGTGCCGTAAAAAAATTACTAGACACTATAAAAGATGCTAGTAATGATTACATTACTTGGAGAAATGAAAACGACGACAGTGACTTAAACGAACTACGTCAAAAGAACTTCCTCCAAATAATTGCACAAATGGAACCAGAATTGGAAATCATCCAATTATGGAACGGTGAGAACTGGGTAAAAATCTCAGTTCGAGAAACACCTGAAGCGGTTGAAGTAGATACAAAATCTGCTATCGATGAACTATTCGAACCAGCCGTTTCTGAAATGAAACAAAAACACGAAGCAAAAAGCCCATTAGAACAACATAAAGATCTATTGGCTGAACAAACGCACCTCAAGACCGGACTTAATTTTAAAACAAAGTATGGTGTTGAGTTAATGCTACTTTGCTTAAATTGTTTTAAGGAAGCATATGCTAAAGAAAAAGCAAATGATGGGAATTTAGGTTCTTTGATTTTGACTTTTAAACAATGCACACAATATGTCAAGAGAAACAAGCGAAAATCCACTCAACTAATAAAAGGGTGGGAAGACCGCTTACTAAAGTCACTAATTGATGACGCATGGCTTCTTGGACATACTGACACCTTAACTGTAAAACCTTTTTCAAAAGGTATTGAAGGTTGGGTAGAGGGATGGAAAGAACACCCCAGTGTACTTGGCGAAGCACCAATTCGCATAACCAAGTATATGAAACCTTGAAACAATTTGTTTCTACTAGATGAAAAAAGGAGACCACAACATCACAGAATGTCCCAACGAATGTTGCGGACATAACTACATCATAAATGCCGGTGATTTTAGGTGCGTAGATTGCGTAAACACTATTACCATAATATGGCAAAACCTTCAAGAATTACTTGAAAAATTATGACAGAGACAACAACTATAAACCCCCAATTTAGGGCTTATATTGTTACTAGGAGAACTTAAAATGACAAAGCAAACCAAATTAAGCGACTTCCTCAAAGGAGTTGCAGAAGAAGACGAAAAGCACCGCACGCCGAATGCCGAAATTGAAGACAGGGTAGACCTGAAGGCTGAATTTGACACAGTATATGAAAACTATATTGTCGAAAGTTACACCTCAGATATCCCTAGTAATTTCGATGATAAAACAAACACGGTTGTAAAGATGACAAGCCCTGCTGGAGACAAAGTCCAGATGTGGGTTGGAAGTTACGAACAAGACCACTTTCACCAGAAAGTTGCTTCATGGCAAAACCAAGGTCACGAACTACCAGTGAAAATATCATTTGCACGAATTAAGGTGCCGTCAAAGAAAGATGCAAGTAGGTCATACAACAGACTAAAGATACAGACTGTTGCAATGGGCCCAGATGTGGCTCAAGAATTACTTACACTTTGAGGCTAATAACCTCTTACTAGATGAATACAGAAATGAAGACAATATGTCCTAATTGCGAAGAAGAAAAGACAGATGTAGACTACACTATACCAACCGGTGTCCATGACAACGGTATGGGTGGTGTTTTGGTTTACAACAAAATTTGTTTTGGTTGCTTCGTAGAATATTCCGGCTTCGACAATGAAGGTAGACCAGCAGTGGTTCAACTTTCAGAAGCGTAAGGCTTTGAGCCTTTACTAGTATGAGTAGCGAAAGTGAAAATGAAATGGAGGAAAGAAAGAAAAGAAGAACTTGCTTGGATTGCGGATGCAAAATGAGCGGGGTCGGTAAGAAGAACAGAAGACCAAACAGAATTGGTTTGAAAACAAATGGTGTAAATATGCACTATATGTTAAAAACTAGTTTATGGTTTGAAATAAACCAAGGATACAAAGGATTGTTGTGCCTAACATGTGCACAAATAAGACTTGGCCGAAAGTTTGTTCCAACCGATTTTAAGCCCGTACCAATTAATTTTGCAAAGGGCGGAGCATTGGCTACATTGTTCCCAGATGAATTTACAGCCCATATGGTTGCATTCGTTGGGGAAGAAACCGAAGAAGAGCAACATCAAGCGAGGTTGCTCATAGATTCTCACTATAAATCATGGCTACCTGTTAAAGAGGAAGTCGCTGATGATTTAACTCCAGAAGAAAATAATTCTGAAACTGAAACTAAAACTAAACCCAAGAAAAAGACTAATACATCAAAGTCGACGAAGAAAGCAATGGGTGCCCTTAAGAAAAATAAGAAGGCATACACTGGTGCTGTCTACGGTTGGGATGTCAAACAAGGTTCGCTCGTTCCTAACTGGAAAGAGCAGAACAATATAGAATGGATGAAAGTACAACTAAAGTATGATGTTGCTGCTGCCGTCATTGCCAAGACCTTAATTGAAAACGGTCTTACTGGCAAGAAAGGTGGCAAGTGGACGTCTACTTCTGTACTTCGTACAATACGTAACGAACTACATTCTACCCGAAACGATGATGAAGCACCACGGTGGTTCAAAAAGCGTGGCGGAAAAAGTTTGAAAAACTAGGTACTTAGTGCCTTACTAGATGAAAAAAAATTCCAACAAAAGGCGCAAAAAATTTGCGTCCAAACAGAAAAAAACTCGGGTCCTAAAAACGCCACTAATTAACCCATACTGGGAAGAAGTACGATTGCGACAAGCAATCATAGGTACTGCTTGGTATGTTGTTGATAGGGCAATGGACGTGAACATCAATACGAGAAAGCAACCTGATTGGGTGCCTACTCGTGAACACATAAAAAAAACTCTACTCAAAGGATATGATATAGATGATATCACAGAGTGGATAACCGGATACTCACCCCTCTCTGATGAGTGGGATGACAAATTCGACAACCACGCACCTCACTTGAGGGGCGAGATGACGCAAGAATTTTTTGAAGTAAAAAAACTACTCGAAGAAACTATTGATGCGTTAATTTACTTACTTATTGGAAAGGTCCGAGGACTTCGACAAAGTAAGAGAACTAAAATAGAAAAAGAAACTATTCCTTACAAGACTATGGTAAAACATACTGGTAATGATGAATGTTTCAATTGTAGGTTTAAGGACCTACAGCGAATGAGCGAAGAAGGTGCCAAAGACGGCTACCTTTACTCAGAGATGAGACTCGCTACAGAAACATCTAGAACAACAAGAGCAATTTCAAACCACAGGCTTTATATCGACGAAAAAATAACTAAAGAAATGTTAGATAAACACCCTGATATAAAAACGAGGATCGAGAAGAAGATACTAACTTGTGTTAGACTACTTTTATCTCCACATCTTTTAAGATGGTCTGCTGGTGAGTATGACTTGGAAGCCACTGAACATTTAGCGGCTCTCCAAAACCAACCACTATTTGCAGAAATTTATGACCTTGAAGATGTAAGCGATACTTACAATGCTATTCTAGATAAAGAGAATAAGGATTACCTTAGACTCTATGTGATATCACCTAAACTAGCCGCTATTGCAAAGTCGGTTAAACCTGCAGTGCTGCGGTTTTTTAAGAAAGATGATTAAACAATATTCGCCAATCTATTAATAGGTTGGCTTTTTTTTATGTTACTAGATGAGAGGAACTAAAACCCGAACCAGAGCACTTGATGCCTGTGCGAGCATACTAAAGCAAACCGCTAGACCTATGTCCTCGTCAGAACTGATTGGTGCTATGATAAGTAAAAACCCTAGAAGTACAAGATGGGCGCCACAGGCGCAAGCATTGAGTAATTGGCTAAGGGGAGATCAAAGGTTTCAAGCCTTTGGTAGAAGACAGTGGAAACTAAAATAACCACCTACTAGATGAAGAGAGCAAGAAAAACCAAAAAACGCCGAAGACCGGCAGCAAAGCGCACAACACTTAAGAAGAGCCAACAAAGACTTGGTAAAAAGGTGAATTGTGAATATTGTGGTGAAGAAATAAGCCTCCGTGTTCGTAAGAATGCTGTGGGTCCGTTTTTTCACACTTTATGTGAGCAAGCATGGCAATCAGAACAAACTGGTGGTCCAGTGCTTGCTGCCTCTAAAAACTATTATGATATAGAAAACGACCCAGAGTGGCGTGACTTATCAATAACAACAACTGAGTCGGCAGAAGATGCCGTTCACAATCTATTGATTGAAAACAGAAACAAGCGACATGGTGATAAAATTTCATCACCTAAGCACTATGCTATTTCTTATAATCATAATGGGAACCCAATTTATTCGACGACTGATAAGAAAAAGTTGTCTGAAGAAGTTAAACAGCAAGACCTTAGTGTCTTGTTTTTACGCAAAAAACTAGAAAGTTAATGCGTTACTAGATGTATAGTGAATATAACATTAAAGAAAAGAAATTAGCATACGCCACGTTAACTGAAGAAGAACATACGAAACTGAAAGAAAAAACACTTTCTGACGTCAAAGTTACTTCAGTTTGTCTTGGCGCTAGCGTCGGATGTCACTTGGCAGAATGGTCAGGTGGTAGAACCGGAAGGTCACACTTTTGTGACAGTAGCGGATTAGACGTTAGTTATTACATACTGAAGAGTGATGTAAAAACTGATGAACTGGTTCGTGCTACTATCGCTGGAAAATGCAATCACACACACTTGGATATTGCCAGAAGAAATATTGATGGCAAAACCAAGAGAGAAAGAGAAAAAGATAACAGAGCCGCTTTTAGAGAATTGAAAGAATTGATTCTTTTAGTCGGCAATCGTTTTGAACAATTTTATACTGCTTGGAGGATTTCATTGAATCCGAGTGATAAAAAATTTTACGAAGCGTTTATGGACAATAAGAGAGACTTGGCGCTAATGGAATGTGCAGTAATGTTGGGTTCGAAAGAATACCGAGACACTGTATCCAGACTGCCAGGTGAAACTGAGTTTGAGAACGAAAAGAGATTTAGGCAACAGGCTGTTTTGCATTTGAATGCAATACAGCAGTTGGCCACAGGTAGTTACGCTGATTTTCAAATAGATCACGAAGACTACAACAACTTAACCGTTGTGATAAGAACCTCAATCGCCGGACTCAAAAACAATCGATTAATGAACAACTGCTTTTTAGATTTCAATAGCGAATCGGCTATCTACCTTTTTATAGAAAGGGCCGGATACGGACATATGATAACCGAAGAAGCAAGAAAAAAATGGTTAGGCAAATGAGCCTACCATTTACTAGATGACTACAAAAAATTGTAAAGAATGTGAAAAAGAATTTACACTTACACAACCTGCTCAAAAATACTGCTCGGATGAATGCCGAGGTATCAGCAGGAAAACATACATGCAAGAAACAATGGCTCTGAGAAGAGAGGTTTTGTTTTTTGAAATGATAAATAGTGCAGCAAAGGATGAACCAATACCAGACGACCAAGAATTAATGGTTGCTTGGTATAGAACTCCTGGTCTGCTAGAATTTATTAGAAACTGTATAAAAGACGGCCAACGAGTAGTTGGCATTAAGGTCACTAGGAACGAAACAGGTATTGTTGTCGTTCCTGATGGATTAATTGATACTTCAGAAGACTGAAGTTACTAGATGCGAAAAATAGATACTAAAGCATATCAACCACATACTTTCGGTGGTGCAGCACGATTCGTGCTTGACGCCCCTGAAATATTGGCCGCCCTCAACGAAGGGTATGAAGAAATTCGGCAACTAAAAGCCGAGAATAAGAGACTCAAGTCTCAACTACCTACTAACGAGTAGGCTACTAGATGATACATATAGATGTTACAGAACTACCAACCGAAATAACAGCAACAGCAACAATAGCGGTTTGCGATCAATTTGATTTGATTGCTAGAACCGCAGAGGCTTTGATGGACTACGTGGTGGAAACGGACCCCAATGGGGACATAGCAAAAGAACTAATGTCAACTATCGAACAAATGAAGGAAAACAAACCCCCAACCGATGCACCACCTGAGCGTGTTGCTAAGTGGGTTGTTGGAATGCCTGGATTAGTTCAATTAGTCGATGAATACTCGACGATGTTGACAACTACTATTTGCGCTATCTCGGAATCTCATAAAGGTATGATACTTTTCCAAGATAAAAACAACTAAGACCACGGTCTTTACTAGATGGAAACATTAGGAAAAATAAAAACAGAAGAAGAACAAGTTGCCGAACTTGACGAATACACCGCAACTATGCGGCAGATTCGCAAGTTAGATGCTAGCAGAATGAGAATAAAACAATCATTCCATGCTAACCTCGCACCAGGACAGACGATGGTCGGACATTATCAGATAAAATCTGGTCATGTCGATACTACCAGAATGAAGTCTGCAGAATCGTGCAGAGCAGAATTAAAGGGACTTGGGTATGAAGAAGAAGAAATTGTTAAGATAATGTCTAAACTAATTAATTATGGACAAAGCAGACAATTCTTAGTTAAATACAACCCCCAATGAGTTAAAACAAAGACTCGAATGGGATACTAGATGAAAGAGGCAGATTGGCAACCGAGCATATCGGATATAGAATGGACACGACGTACAATAGATACTTTGGTGGAAGAAGGAGCATGGGGTATACCCTCTGCAAATGTCTTACTAAAAGTATCAAAGATAAACAAAAGATACGGAATAAGTCCAATAAAAGACAGATCACTTAATCAAAATGAAACAGACCTCCTAATTCGCACAGTTAAAACAATGAAAAAACTGGATTACGAAATAGGTGCTGTCGAAGGTGGAATAGCATTCCACTCTGGAATCAGTGTCATCTTTAAGATGGCTTGATTCTTACTAGATGAAACGAAACAAAGAAAAACATTGGAGCACACCGGGACTACTCGGTGTTGCTAAAATTACAACGTTAACGAACGAAGAACGAGATGAACTATACAAACAAACTGAACAGAATTTCAGAAAAAGGTTTGCAGATCATTCTCGTTATCAAAGTGGTTCGTCCGCTAGTAACATCCGGCTGGTAGAAAATCTGAAAACATTTTTAGATAGTCTACGCCCGCTGATGTCTACAAGCAACGACTACCGTTTTGATATACTTAACATAGTGATGATGTATGCCTTAAATGGCTTTAACATAGACACTAGATTGCACTACTTGCTTAGTGAAGAATACTTGTTGAGCCAACTGAAAGAGGTTGACCAAGAAGCATGGAAAGTGCAATATGAAAAAATGCGTGGGGGACTTCCCTACGATGGTGTGGACGATGCCGGTTGGTATTCGTCCCACAGAGAAACCTTCGAGTGAGGTTTACTAGATGCGAAACATACACAAAGAATACGAAATAGTACATACTGTACTAATATATTTAAAGAATGTGAACACACTAGATCTCCTACTAAGAGCAGGCGATCCAATGTTGCGAAGTCATTACGAAGAACAGTATGTAGGTCTAAAACCAAGTGAAGTTTGGTTTAGATTAGACATAGAACATCGTAAGAACATCGTAAGAGATGCTATTGAGTATTATGCTAAATAGCCTGGGCTGATGCCCGTACTAGATGAGAAAACGTGGAACGTTAAATGAAAGAGACCCTTTTACAACCGAAGTTGAAATCAACGAACCCGATAGGATTCGTTGGCCAATTAGGTGTAGAGCGGTTATCGACACGGGTGCGACAAGAACTTCTATTGATGAAGGATTGGCTCGCACACTGAATCTCAAATCCGCTGGACGGGTTAGAGTAAGAAATGCAATGGGAGTACAAAAAAGGAAACTAGTTTGGCTACAAATAGATGTCTTTAATGAAACAATTATACTAAAGGCTTCTATTACTAATAGATCTAAACTATCCTGTCCTATACTTATAGGAAGAGATATACTACATAATGCATATGAGGAGGAAGAATGATGGCCCGAAGTACTAACAACAGGCCCATTGTGGGATGGATAACGACAAAGAAAATCAAACTCTACTTTCCCGGTGAGCCGCAGGAAACTGCGAAAACATGGGTATTGCAGGAGGAAGAATGATGGATGAACTCAAACCGGCTATGGTGATAGAAAACTCAGAATACATCTTCACGGTGTATGATATGAATTCACTGTATCCCCAAGCCTTTATTCCAAAAAAGTGCGAAAGCACGGAAGAAGAATAATCCTCTACTAGATGACAAAAATAACACCAATTTTTGAAGATGATGACGAAGACAAGCGTAAGAAACGAGCGTATCAACGCAAGTATCGCGAAGAGAATCGTGAGAAGTTAAACGCGTATCAACGCAAGTATCGCGAAGAGAATCGTGAGAAGTTAAACGCGTATAACCGCAAGTATCGCGAAAAGAATCGTGAGAAGATAAAGGCGTATTACCGCAAGTATCGCGAAGAGAATCGTGAGAAGATAAATGCAAGATATAATGAGATGCACAAAGCAAATCCTGAGAAGAGAAATGCAAGAAGACGCAAGTATCACGCAGCGAATCCTGAGAAACGAGCAGCGTACGAACGCAAGGCTTACGAAAAGAATTCCAAAGACCCTGAATGGGTTGAGAGAAGAAATACGTACGCACGCAAGTACTACGAAGAGAATCGTGAGAAGATTGCTGTGCGAAGCCGCAAGTCTTACGAAGAGAATCGCAAAGACCCTGAATGGGTTGAGAAGATAAATGCGAAACAACGCGAGTATCGCAAAGAGAATCTTGAGAAGATACGAGCGAGAGAACGCGAGTACCAAAAAAAGAATCGTGATAAGATAAATGCAAAAAGACGCGCAAGACACAAAGCAAATCCTGAGAAGAGAAATGCGATAAACCGCGCACGCTATCGCGCAAACAAAAAACAAGAGGAAGAATAATCCTCTACTAGATGGAACAAGAAAACAAACTAAAAATAACAACTAAGACTACAAAAATACCACTGTATTGTCCTGATAATCGGATAAGAGTGTGTATTGTTGATAGACTAAAAGATGTAAAATCTTTCAGAGATACTGTAGAAGATGCAGACCAATATGATGTTGCAGATGCAGTGTTGTTTATAGACGAAAGCAAAAAATACACTACGTTTACGATGATTTTCGAAAGAGAACACATAGGCGCAGGTCATATTGCTCACGAATCGATTCATATGAAGAATCATATTTTCGGTTCTATAGGAATCGAACTAGACCCGGCAAACGACGAACCAGAAGCATATTTTATGCAATGGTTAGTCGATTTTGCTACTAGTGTCTGGAAAAAAGACCAAGAAAGATTTCAAAAGGATGAATAATCCTCTACTAGATGGAAATTAAAATAGATATTAGTGTAGAAGAAATACTAACTCTATGCGGTATACAACAAGAGATTGACAAAAAGGAAGTCGCTAGACTTCGTAAAAATGCCAGTAACCAAAGATACCGTGAAAGAAACAGAGAAATGATCAATGCTAAACAACGCCTATATCGCAATAAAAACTTAGAGCGAGCGAAGGTTCAGCAAGAGGAATGGCGCAAAGCCAACCCTGAAAAACGCGCAGCACAAGCCCGACGATATCGCGAGAGACACCGCGAAATGTTGGCTAGAAAGCAACGCGAATATCAAAAAAGAAAGAAGGAGTGATCCTCTACTAGATGGTTAATATGAAACTAATTAACGTATCGAATACGAGTCTTTCGCTTTACAAAGGGAATAGACATCGTAAGTTCGATGCTAAACAATCAAAGAGACATGACTATGGAACAGCACTTTGTGCAGTATGTGATAAGGTATTTACCAAATATCACCAACGCATAACGACTTGTTCCGAGGAATGTAAGCGTGAGAAGGAACGAGCGTATAAACGCAAGTACCGCGAAGAGAATCTTGAGAAGATGAAAGCGTATGGCCGCAAGTATCGCGAAGAGAATCGTGAGAAGTTGAATGCGCAAAACCGCAAGTATCGCGAAGAAACTTGTGGTAAGTCTCAACGCAAGTACTACGAAGAGAATCGTGAGAAGATAAATGCGCAAAGACGCGCACTATATCACGCAAAGAAAAAACAAGAGGAAGAATGATCCTCTACTAGAATGGAAGAAGAAGAAGATTACATGAGTATCGCGTGGATAAAAAGAAATTGGAAATCGGGAACGGTTTCCAGTTCTAAATTACCACAATTTGCTCATGCTGATAAAAAATATAACTTTCGCTATGTAATAAATAGCGAGGAGGAATAAGAATGAGAAACCATCGAATAGAAACGCGAGTCAAAAACACTAAAACCGGAGCAATCTGGTATTGTGTAGTGGCTGACGATGGAAGGTACTACAATGGTATTCACCTTGTGAGTATACACGACAAGAAGATCGATGCGCTGATAAACATGACGTCACATCCTGATGGATGGAGATGGCTGAAAGCAAATGGATATACTTATGATGGTTTACTTGAAATGAAATACCGTTCAAAAAGAGGTGAGGAAGAATGACCTCTACTAGATGGAAGAAAAAATTGAATGCTCAATTTGTTTGAAAACAATAGAACCACATCCGAATGATACAAGAGAATGGGGTGGTTGGATATATGGGAATAATCCCGATCCAATCGCCAAAGGTCGCTGTTGCGACACCTGCGATTGTCTCATTGTCATACCTGCTAGAATGGGTATGCAAGGTGCGGCGGCTATTGAGTTTGGACAAGTGATGCTAAAAAATCGGATTAACCCTCCGGATTTTGAAAAAATTAAAGAAACCCTTAAGAAACAGGCTGAATAAGCCTCTACTAGATGAGTGATTTACACGATGAAATGATTGCATGGCGTTCCCATTTAAGGAACGAAAATGCTACTAGTCACATCTCTGATGAACATATGCCACATATTGGCGAGTTTATCGGAGAGTGAACTTACTAGAATGAAAACTAAAAACGAGTTTGAATATGAACACCAAAGACAAGAGAATGGTCGAAGAATTGAGATACTGACTGGAGACTGGATAAGTTTCCGAATTGATGAGGGTGAAGGGTATGGCGACTGGATTAAAGTCAAGACCTACCAAGACCTCGAACAATTGCTCAGACAATACATTCTCCATGATTGGCCGATAGGATGTGACTTACCATCGGAAATGATAATGGATGACGATGGTGTTGTTCAGAACAAATACCCACCCTTTATAGAGTGAGGTTACTAGAATGAGTAAAGAATTTGAAACAAAAATAATATACAAGAAAACTAGCACAGGCAAAATCCAGCAATGGCAAGCCTGGGTTGAAAAGACTGAAACTGGATATCTGTTAAAAGTTAGGTCGGGTCAAACCGATGGTAAACTTACAGAAACAACAGGACAGATTATTGATGAAGGTAAGCAAAAGCGTACCGCAAAAGAGCAAGCAATTTTTGAGGCTAACTCAAAAGTTAACAAGAAACTAGACGAAGGATATTCTGACAGCATTGAAACTGCTAAGAATTACGTCAAGTTGCTACCGATGCTGGCACATCCTTTTGCTAAGCGAAAGCACAACATCAACTATCCTGCAATTGTTCAGAGAAAATTTGACGGTGTACGATGTCTAGCCATCCTAAAGGATGACGGCACTGTATCACTAATGTCAAGAAAAGGAAAAGAATTTCCTCACATGAATCATATCAGAAAAGACATTGCTGCTAATAACAGTGATACTACTTTGATACTTGACGGTGAGTTATATTCTGATACCTTGTCTTTCCAAGAACTGGTTGGACTTGTAAAACGTGTTACACTGAAAGAAGGAAATAATGAGCAAATGCTCCAAGTTTCCCTACGTGTATACGATTGTATAAAATTAAACGAAGAACCTGGGTTTCAACAAAGACATGGGATAATTGCCAAAGTAACAAATGGTGCAAATTATCTTTCTTTAGTTGAAAACTTTACAGTGGAATCTGAAAAAGAAATCCACGAAGCACAGGCTCGATTCGTAGAAGAAGGCTATGAAGGTGCTATGGTTAGAAACATAACCGGAGCATACGCCATCGGAAAAAGAAGTGCTAATTTACAGAAAGTGAAAACTTTCTTAGACGGTGAATATGAAATCGTCGGCTTCAATCAAGCCTCAGGAAATGACATTGGAACGGTTATCTGGGTGTGTACAACACCGGAAGGAAACCAATTCAACGTTAGACCTCGTGGTACGAGAGAAGTAAAGAGAGAACAATACGAAAACGGTGATTCTTACATTGGGCGACGATTAACTGTCCGATATCAAGAATTAACCGATGACGGTGTTCCAAGATTCCCAGTGGGAATAGCAATTCGCGATTACGAATAATTGCCTTAACTGGCTTACTAGATGAATAACGAAAATAACGAAAATAAAAGAATTGACTTAACTCAGTTTGAAAAGATACTTAATGGCCCGTGGTCATTGGTTGATGGAAGTGAGCAGTACATTATTGGTGCTGACATAGGCACAGGCCGAGATTTGATAATGGCCACCGTTGACCAAACCATAGACGAAGTCATGGCTTGGGATGATGAGCCCAACAGAAGAATGCCTTGGATGGTTGGCAATTACAACCTTCCATCAAAAGAAGAGGGAATAGAGTATGCTACTGCAAAAGCAGTGCAAATCCTTCCCGACCTAATTGCTGAGTTGAAGAGAATGTATGAAAGAGAAGATGAACTTATGGAGATACTTTCTATCCTTGAAGATAGACA